GTGCAGAGTCTCGTGATATTACCCATAAAGTACGTGCAAAAGCAGGTACTTTAGTTTTATTTCCTTCTGCCTTACAGCATGAAGTAAGACCAAGTAGAGATTTTGGTGATAGACACACTCTAATAATCAATGCCTTTCCTTCTGGTAAAATAGGAAATTTTAGAATGTTTAATGGAATGGAAATTGAGATTAAATGAAAGTGACTCCTTTTGAGACTTATCAAACTTATCTTTCTATGAAAAGTCATTTTACTAACCCTAAGTATGACTTTATAAAATATGGTGGTAAGTCACGTGCTACTATGGCCGCTTTCAATAAGAGAAAGGATAAATATTGGTTTGAGAAAACATCCAGAAAGTATTCTGATGAAGAAGTGCTAAACTTTCTTTTAGCAAATTTTGTTACTACAGACAACCCACAAAACCTATGGATCGGAGAGATAATCAATTCTGGCGAAAGAAATTACGCAGATTGGATGAGACGCAAACAGAGTTTGACTTACTTGTTCAAAGAACAAGTCGAGAGATTGATATCAGAAAACGGCTTGGAGCAAGTATTCGATTGCTCGAAGGGCCATCCTCCATTACTAAAAAAATATCTGGGTGGAGAGATCTCGCTAGAAACGCTTACCATACTGGAAAAAGTCTTTTCTTTCAGAAAAAACTTTGATAAAAAGTTAGATGATCCAGTGTGGGAATCCGTCAGTTTAAAGATTAAAAAGTATATATCTTTCCTAAATATTAATGTATTCCACTACAAAAACATCTTAAGAGATATTATTAATGAATGAATTTTTTCAGTCTGAAATAGTTCGTGAAGAACTAGAAGAAATCAATGAACTTCAACAAGAAGTTTATGGTTCACTTATGAGTTTTAATGCAATGTCTTCTGAAGATAAAATGGAACACATTGAAAAGTTAATTTCTTTACTTGAAAAGCAAAAGGTCATGTATACAAGATTATCCTTGTCTGATGATCCAGAAGCTGATGCAATGAAAAAGAATTTAGAAAAATCAATTACCGTCTTGGGTTTCCCAGAAGGTACTGATATGATTACACTGTTTAATGGAATGGCTATGACCATTCAAAAAATGAAAGACCATATTGACAAATAAGTCAATTTATGGTATAATCTAAACATCCAATTAATCCAATTAATCCGAGGTATCCAAATGTCTTTCGCAGACTTAAAAAAGCAATCAAAGCTTGGCTCATTAACCGCTAAACTGGTTAAGGAAGTCGAAAAAATGAATAATAACGGAACATCAGGTGATGACCGTTTATGGAAATTAGACGTAGACAAAAGTGGCAATGGATATGCCGTCATACGTTTTCTTCCTGCTCCTAATGGTGAGGATCTACCATTTGTAAAACTATACTCTCATGCCTTCCAAGGGCCTGGCGGTTGGTACATCGAAAATTCTTTGACTACTCTTGGTCAGAAGGATCCAGTTTCTGAGTTTAATACACAACTCTGGAATAATGGAACAGATGCAGGTAAAGATACTGCACGTAAGCAGAAGCGTAAGCTTACATACATTAGTAACATCTATGTTGTAAAGGATCCTGCTAATCCTGAGAACGAAGGTAAAGTATTCTTATACAAGTATGGGAAGAAAATCTTTGACAAACTAACTGCAGCAATGCAGCCTGAGTTTGAGGATGAAACTGCAATTGATCCATTTGATTTCTGGCAAGGTGCTAACTTTAAGTTGAAAGCAAAGAACGTTGCTGGTTACAGAAACTATGATAGTTCTGAGTTTGCTGCTCAAAGTCCTCTATTAGATGATGATGAAGCAATGGAATCATTGTGGAAGAAGCAATCATCACTTCAAGAATTTGTAGGTGCTGATCAGTTCAAGTCTTATGAAGATTTGAAGAAACGTCTTGGTTATGTATTAGGTAATAAGACTTCTGCACGTCCTACATTCGATGAGTCTCATGAAGATGAGAATGAAGGCCGTGGTGCTGCAGAGCAAGTTGTTGCTAATGCGGTTGCTACATCAACTCCTACACCAGTTAGTGTAGGTGCTGCTGATGATGATCAAGAAGATGATACGTTATCATACTTTGCGAAACTCGCTGCTGAATAAAATAATAAAAGGGGTCATTAAGACCCCTTTTTTATTGTGGTATTGTAACTCTAGTATTTTCTGTCTGACTTAATTTATCATTCACACGTGATGAAGATTGTTGAACTATCATTATATCTCTCATATCATTAATAAACTGTTGCAGATAACGTCTTTTAAGAATATGTATAGAACTCTTATTAATATTATTCTTTAGTTCATATTCATAATTACTAATTCCTTGTAGGGTATCTATAGCAAGGGGTGTTATGTATTGATTATTATAATAATAAGTAACTGAAAAATTACTATCAACTCTTTGACCACTAGGAAGAATTGTTCTTCCATCACCGTCTAAGAGTTCTTTTGTTTCATAATGATGAATGGAATTTACATCATTACCATACTTAGATATACAAAAATTATATAATTCTTGATTCTCCAGAGGCCATTCATCTCTAACATTAATGATTCCTGCAGTTAATAATACAACCCAGTCTAAGGTATCATCACCATATAATTCTTCTGCAATAGTATCAGGTCTTGCACCTTCTCGAATCTCATACTTATCAAAGACGGTAAATACATTCTCTAAGTCATCACGTACTTTATTTCTTCTGAAAAGATTTTTAACTTCAAGATAACTTTGAGATGAAAGACTATCAGATAAAAAATTCTGATATGCTACATCTGGTAATTCTCTAAAATATCCCATTAGAATCCAACTCCATCTGAACTATCATTATATCCTTTATAATCTTCAGAATAAACAGGTGTTAGTTCTGTAAAACTTAAATCCATAGTCATAGCAATTGGTGCACCATCATTGTATGTGGCCCACGTTCCGTCTGCAGTATAATTAACAGCACATGTTTTTAATGCACATAATTTGATTCTATTTAAATAATCTTGTGCTTTTCCAAGATATTGAATTTCAAAAACTTTTGGTGTTTTTAAATTAGCTCCTCCACTAGCAGATTCTGGAGCCATATTTCTCTTAAATGCTTTAATGATAGTCCTGATTGTTTCTGCTTCTTTTTGAAATCTTGGTGTAAACCTAAATTGGTATGAGAAACTTCGCAGAGCTGGCCCTTTAAATAGTAATTCCATGTTTGGATTTAACACTTGCCCACTACCTCTTGCCATTACTTGATCAACACTCATATTACCAGCAACACTATTAACAGCCTGTGCTGCAAAATATTGTTTAACTAGTTTATTACCTTTAAGTTTTTGTACTACATTATTAACTGTTTTACCAGCATCTTCCATCTTGCCTCCCATAATATCAGAACCAAGTTGAACACCAGCTGCTTGCATAAAATTCATATTACTTTGGCCCCAATCAACACTATTACTATCTGCTAGAGAAGCAGGGATTGGTAAAATGATATTACCTATTACATCTGCTTTTAATGAATTACTATCGCTTGTTACAACTCCACTTCTTTTATATTTGAAAATAGTAAATTTCAAAAAATCTTGGGTATTATCTATTGTACTGTATGGATATCTTAGACCTGAAGGTAACTTCTCTGGAGCTGCTGGTTTTGGTTTAGCAGTAATCAGCGACTCAGTTTCTTTGATAACGTTATCAGCGTATATATCGTCTTTTGTTAACACTGGTGCAGCTGCAGCTTCCTTATCAGCTGATTGTTTAACTTTACTTTTCCCAGCGTTTCTTCTTTGTGATCCTGTCTTTCTTCCCATTTATCGACCTTTTATTATCTATTTATACGTATATTCTGAAAAGGTATTTCTCTTGCATCTGCAAGTTCTTCAGGAGCAATTAAATACAATCCACCAGCTATCTCATTCCATGTATATTGTCTCATTGCACCCCAATGATAATTTAATCCACGAAATCCCCAATCAAATACATCAGTTACTGCAACTAAAGGATTTTGATCATATTGAATATTTGGGGTTTTAGGTCTGTATACAAAGCAATAAAAGTTTCCAGCTTCTGGTGTTTTTCCACCTTCACTTAATATATCCATTACTTCTAGCATTAAATCATCTGGACTTTCAGTACCAGTTAAATCATTGATAACTTCACGAAGTCTATTTGATTTAGTTTCTGAAGGTTGAGCCATTACTTAATTCCTAATTCGTCTTCTGTTAATACTTTAAATTCCCACCTACGGTCAGCACAGAATTCTCTTGCTGCTTTCCATTTTGCTTGATTTCTAGCATATTCATAAACCTCATAGATATACCCTTTTGTTTTCTTTTTCTGAGGTTTGGGTTCCGTGCATTGTTTTTTTGGTTTCACTTCAATTAAGTATTTTTTAACATGACCTGTTGATTCTTTAACTTTAATATAGAAATCTGGAAAGTACCTATGGATTCTATTATCGAGGGGAGATCTGTATGGGAGGAATATTTCTTCACTTCCCCATTCTAAGATATTCTTGTTACCATCACAATATTTCATGAATTTAAGTTCCCATAAAGAACGGTAAATTATGTTTCGAAAGTTACCTTTATACTTCAATGGGTTATTTGGCTGATATCTTCCTTTATAAGACATCTAAATAGAGATATAATAATATAAGTATATTTAGAGTGGCAGGTCTTATTTCAAAATATAAAATGGGTACACTTACCAAGTTGGATCTTGGTAAGGTATCTTTGAATAACCAATATCAAGTACATATCACTGGTATATCATTTGAATTAAAGAGATATCTTAAACAATATTATGATATTCCTAATGATTATGCTAACGGTAATAAGGTTGGTATAATGTGTGCTGAAGCTACATTACCTACTAGTTCATTTGCTACATCTGAAGTTAAGGATAATTATCAAGGAATCAATCAACAGTTTGCACATACAAGAATATATGTTGAAAGTGATTTTTCATTTTACGTAGATCAAGATTACAATGTTCTCAAATTTTTTGAAGGATGGATGGACTATATTTCGGGTGATGATAATTTTATGGGCATTACTCGTGATGATGATGTGAATTATTATAGGAGATTTAATTATCCTATGAATAGAGATAATAAGGTAGGATATAAATCTGGAGCATTAACTATCACAAAGTTTGAAAAGAATTTAGATCCAAAGAAAAGTATTACATATGATTTTGTAAATGCCTTTCCTAAGTCAATAACTTCAATACCAGTTCAATACGGTGCGGCTGATGTTTTAAAAGTCAATGTTCAATTTGCTTACGACAGATATAGAATGAAGTAAAAAGTTTGTAGAAACCGTATATATAATATATAATGATTTACATAATATTTTTATTATGCCTTTACCAAAAATTAATACTCCAATTTATGAATTGGTATTACCATCTAGTGGAAAAAAAGTTAAGTACAGACCTTTTTTAGTTAGAGAAGAAAAAATTCTGATTATGGCATTGGAATCTGAAGATCAAAAACAGATTTCTAATGCAATTAAAACAGTAATTACTGAATGTATTCAGACGAGAGGTGTTAAAGTTGATAAAATGCCAACTTTTGATATTGAATATTTGTTCTTGAATGTTCGTGCTAAGTCTGTTGGTGAAACTGTTGAAGTTAATGTGACTTGTCCTGATGATGGACGCACACAAGTTCAAATGGAAATTGATATTGATGCTATTCAAGTTCAAAAGAATCCAGATCATACGGATACTATTAAATTGGATAAGGATTTATCAGTTAAAATGAATTATCCATCTATGGCTCAATTTATTGAGAATAATTTTGAAGTTGATGTTAATAAACCTCAAGTAGATCAATCTCTTGATATTATTATGGCCTGTATTGATCAGGTATATACTGCAGAAGAGTCTTGGGATGCTTCTGATTGTACTAAAAAGGAATTAAGAGATTTTGTTGAGTCTATGAATTCTAAACAGTTTAAGGATATTGAAACATTTTTTGAGACAATGCCTAAATTACAACATACTGTTAAGGTGAAGAATCCAGAGACAAAAGTTGAAAGTGAGGTGAATATAGAGGGTTTAGCATCTTTTTTCAGTTAGCTCTAGCTCATGAGAGTCTAGAGAATTTCTATCGGACAAATTTTGCCCTCATGCAACATCATAAATATAGCTTAACGGAGTTAGAAAATATGATTCCGTGGGAAAGGGAAATTTATGTTTCACTTCTCCAGCAGTATATTGAAGAAGAAAACCTAAAGCATCAGCAAAAAGGAGGAAGGTAAAATAAAATGGTTGCACTATTACCAGC